GCACCAGTACCCCTGCATCTCCTTATCCCAGTCACCACTCGAACAATCGCGCCACTCTTTGGCGGTCTGTTTCAGGTACTTGTCGGGGCTGCCCTTGGTGTGGAACAGGAACTTGTCGGTGTACTCCATGTCACCGTTGATCTCTTCAATGCGGCCTAAGTAATATTTCATTTGCTTCTCCTTATTCGTAGTGTGGTCGTGTCTCTGGGTAGTAAGGCTTGGGCATACCCTCACTGACGATGGCTCCGTACCTGCCCTCGGACAGCACGCTGCTGATGTCTGCCCTGCCTTCGTTCCACTTGGTCAGGATGTTGTGTAGGCTGGTGGCGTAGGCGTATGCCTCACCCTCATCGTCGAACCCTCGCAAGTACTGCGCTGCTTTAGGCTCCATGCATAGCTCGGCGGTGTCGTAGTACCACCCGCCTTCCTCGTGACCGCCGAAGGCGCGGTCTTCCATGTAAACGGCTACGGTGTAAAAGCCGTGGTTGTGTGTACCTTTCATTTGCTTCTCCTTTCGGTTGGTTGATTAGCCTGAATTTCGGGTCAGGCTGACCCGTTTCCTGCGGATACTGCGTACTCATAGGTCTTGTTGCCGAACATCGCCTGCCATGTGCGGGGCAGGGGTGTGTCTTCTTCCCATGCGGCAAGTGCTTTGATCGCAAGCTCTAACCTGCCGATGTACTCACGGTGGTACTCGTTGTCGTACTCGTCGGGGTCATTGGCGAGGTCTTTGTATGCGGCAGCTAACTCTTGCTCTACCCTGCGGGCGAGGGTCGTCCTATCCCTGCGCCATGTGGTTGGCGTCTCTTTGCGCTCGAAGGGGATTTTTGTTTTGGCCTTGGGTCGGTGCGGTATGGCCGCGAACAGGGCGGTTATCTTTTCTTTAACGTGCGGCGGTATCCAGTCTGTCCAGTGTTGTCCGTCATTAGGGACGTTCTTCTCACGAGCTAAGCGCATCGGGGTCATGTCGTAGGCTTTGTGGTACTGGGTCAGTAGCTTGCGGATTTTTATCAGCACGTTGTGGTACTCGGTCATGGCGTGGTTGCGCTCAGGTACGTTGTAGTTGCGGGTTTTGTAACGGCGCAGGTTGCTCACCGTCTTTAGTTCCACATGCAGGGGTTGCATGAGTGCGATCCACTCGGCGTCGAGCGTTTTCTTCGTGGCTTGCACTGATCGCAAGCGTTTACGTTCTTCACCCACCGCTTGCAAAATCTCACGGCGCTCAAGCGGTGTCATCTTGTCGCGCTCTCGGTTCAGTTTGATTTCCAACTCGCGTTGGGTGTACGACAGGTACTTTTTATATGATTGTTCCATGATTAGTTCCATTTACAGAGGGTGTTTCGGATAGTGCGTCCGGCAGTATCCATGATTAGTCTCAACTATCCAGTGCCTCGGACAGTGCGGATTGTAGCACCGGTGCGGGTTTAGGTGCGACCTGTCCTATCTATCTATTGTTTTTAAAAAAGCTCTTACCCTTAAGACTTTAGACAAAGTCGGACAAAAAGAAAAGAGGGTACACATATAGATACTTACTACTACTACTTAATATATATAAATATATAGATAGATAGGACGGGTTCAACGCCGACACTAGCAAACATGCGGGTTATACGCTGTCTTTGGGCATGGATAGTTGAGATAAATCATGGATAGTGCCGGACAGACAACTTTTTCGGGTCATCGTGACCCGTTTTAGTACTTGAGGCTGCGGTAGGCTAGGTTCTGGTGTCTTAGTTCTGCGATACGCTAGCCTAGTTCGGTGGCAAGGGGATTGTTGCGGGTTGCCCATGCGATCTCTTGGCTGTGCTTTAAGGCACGGTACTCGGCTACTTGCTGCGCGGTTAGCTTCTGGAAGTGACGCTTGGTTTGCTTGGTCATGATGTTCTCCTTGAGGTTTCGGGTCAGCGTGACCCGTTTTTAGATTGAAGTGACGCGGGTGTACTGCTCTGCTTGGTCTTCGTATGGCATGACGAACGCGCAGATAGCGGCGTCTTTGAAGTCATACCGCGCCATGTCACCGTAGTTGCCGTTGATTCTGGCAGGCGGTAAGCCCATCTCCCGCCGGACTTTGCGGACTGCGCCCATGAAGCTAGACGCATGGACTTTGAACCGGTGAACCCAGCAGTAGTTGGCTTCGCCGCCGAACGTGTCGGTGACTTCGACAAAGAAGATGGTTCTCATGATTTTTCCTTTCAGGGTTGAACAGGTGGAATTTGGGCTGGATTGGACAGGAAACGAAACAGCGGCCAGCCCTTCCGCTGTCGCGCTCGGAAAAAACGGGTCAGCGTGACCCGAAATCAAACAACAGCCTTCAGGAACGCACGGCGCTGCGCTGGCGTCAATGCTTCGAACTTCTTGACCAGTGCGTCAACTGGGTCAGCCTTACCGCTTGATGCGTTCACGCGCTTCTCGCCTTTCAGCGCGAGGATGATGTCGCGCAGTCGGGTCTTTGCCCATTCGTAGTTCTTGTCCTTCGAGTTCAGCATCAGCTTGCCAGTCGCGGATTCTGAGAATGTCGCGCCGGTGTACTCGCAGACTGCGCGGATCAGGTAAGGCCGTTGCGCTTCGGGCGTATCGAGGCCGAGCGCGTGCATTGCGGTGAGAGCATCATCCTGTGCGTCGAGATAACGGCGAACGATGACATTGACTTGCGACTGAGTGTTAGCTGCTTTCATGATTAGTCCTTTCGGGTTTGGGTTGAAATACCGGCAAAGCCCTTGCTCTGCCAGTGATTCCAGTATCGCACACCCCCATTTCTATCGGGTTATTCGCCCTATTTCGGGTCAGAATGACCCTTTTTCGGGGTGGTTTTGGCTGTTTGCGATCCCCACCGTACCCCCACCACCCCAAATTGAAGCAGGGGGAGGGGTCGCCATAGAACACTAATCCCCAGCCATTCCCACAACCCACGTTATCACCTAGACAACACCAAAAATTCCAGCTAAATTGTCAAACCTTGGACAACTACGGGCGAAAAAAACCCCGGCAGGGGGTGCCGGGGCGAAGTGACGGTAGCGACCGCCAGGAGAAGCAAACATACAAAGGCGCGACAGCGCCGCTTGCACACTTGCAGAAACGACTATACACTGCGGCCAACGTGGTTTCAAGGGAACCATCGCATGTTGGACCATTTGATACATTTCACCCCAGACGTGGAGCAGGACTCCACGGCTTTCACACGCCTAAACAAAACCGATCCCGTCGATGTGATCGACGCACAGGTACAAACCGCTGATTGGTTAAAGAGTCTAGGTGCCGCAGGTAATGAAGTTGCTACAGAACTGGAAGCCGACGCTGCCAGAAAAGCTTTTGCCACTGTGGTTACAGCACAGCCCAACGAAAACGCCCATCAGGCGCTCGCACAAGTAAAAACACCCGCAGCAGTCCAGCATCTTGTTGGTATGCTAACGGCCTACGACTGGGAATTCATCCACCAAGCCAAAGAGCTGCGTGGGTACACCGTCGCTAAAATCTTGGAAGACACCAATCACCCCACCGCATCGGTGCGGTTAAAGGCGCTGGCTCTCTTGGGCAAGGTGACCGAGATTGGTTTGTTTACCGAGAAGATTGAAGTCAAGAAAACCGAGCTGTCTGACACCGAGTTGGAAGCCCGCATCAAGGAGAAACTTAACAAACTGGCAAAAATCGTAGACATCACGGACATCTCCGATGCCCAGATAAAAGAAATCGACGATGAAGCCAGTACTGAGTCCTGAAGAAATACAGGCGCTAAACCGCGTATTGCCTACGCTGAGTGCCCAAGAAAAGGCAGAACTGCTACAGGACTTGGAAGAACGCGCTGCACGAGCGTCAAAGAATATTGGCCGGGACTCTATGCTGGGCTTTGCCTTGCACGTCTATCCGGGGTTCAAGATCGGACCGCACCACCGGAAACTGGCGAAGATTTTTGAAGATGTCATAGCGGGGCGTAAAAAAAGAGTCATCATCAACATCGCCCCACGGATGGGTAAATCCGAATTCTCATCTTATTTATTCCCAGCTTATTTTCTTGGCAAGTTTCCCAACA